CGAGTTCAGTCTCCGAGCCAAAGGCGCGGATGCCCTGGATTTCCTCCGCGTAGAGGGTGAAGCCCTCCGCGAGGCGGGTGGTCTTCAGTGGGACGGCGTTGCGAGGATCCGTCACCAGTTCCTTCGGCGGTGCGCCGATGGGGCTGGACGGGATCAGCCGAAGCTTGCCCTCCGTGCGCTCGACAAAGATTGCGCGGGTGCGCACCGGCATGGGCTCGAAGATGCCGAGCGAACCCAGCAGCTGCGGCTTGTAGCCGACCTTCTTGATGGCGCCGGAGAGCGACACCATCGAGAAGGCGTTGTTGTTGAAGATGTCCATTGCGGCCATGGTTCAGGGCTCCCTTATCGGACGATGATGCCGAGAGCCTTGAGCGCTGCGTTGGCCGTGGCCTTCGCAGCGTCATTCGCCCCGTTCTGGTAGATGAGGTGCGCGCCGTTCACTTCGGCGTCGCGCGTGACGATGGTCTTCTTGACCGTGCCGACAGCGTCCTCGAACAGGATGCCGGCAATGGTCTGGGAGCCGTCCGAGCCGCCAGGGGCGTAGCGGACATAGCTCCCGCCAGCAGTCAGCTTGCCGAGAATCGTAGCAGCCAGCAGGCCGGGGAGGGCGCCCGCCGCAACGACGCCTTCGTCGCGCGAGCGGTACATGCCGTTGGCTTCCGAGATCAGGAAGTTCGCGGTGCCGCGGTGATCGGTGAGAGTGGCCATGGGTCAGGCAACCTTCTTCAGATCGACGCCGGCCGAGGCGAAGACAGTGTCGCCCCAGGCATCGTTGGTGTTGATGGAGTGGTCCTGCGACCGGATGGCGTCGCGCACGTCGTTGTTCGCCGTGTCGGTGGCCTTCATGTCCCAGGCGGCGTCGACGTAGGCCTCGGACTTGTCCTTGACGCTGTCGCCCAGCACGGCGCGCTTGATGTCCGGAATGGACTTGCCGTCGGTGACGATATTCGGGGCCAGGGCCTTGGCCTTGGTGACGACGGCCGCGCGATCAGCGACCAGAGCATCCAGCGCGGCGCCATCGACGACCTTCTTCTTCAGGTCTTCGATCTCGACGTCCTTCTTGGCGGCCTCGGCGTCCTTCTCGGCTTTGGTCTTTTCGTGGGCAGCTTTCTCGGAAGCCAGGGCGGCATCCGAGACCGTGAGCAGGCCGCGCAGTTTCTCGATAGCGGCGATGCCCGCATCCGTGGTTTCGACCGGCAGGCCGTCCACGGTGATGGTCTTGAGCGTCATCAGACGATCTCCTTGGTGGACGGGCGCTTTGGATTGACCGGTCTCGGAGGCGCCCTGGTCCCCGATGCGGCATGCTGATCCGGCTCGACCTCGGCTCACGATGGCCAGGTGGTTGCCTCGGATGTTGGTTTGGACGGCGTCGTAAGCCTCGCCCTCGGGCGTGGTGCCGGCGTCGAAGACGATCTGGCTCTCGTAACCGCAGGACAGCTCGCGCTTGCCGTCCTTCCAGTTCTGGATCGAAGCCTCGTCCATCACGATCATGGGGACGCGGATGAATGCGCCGTCGCGAGCGATATCCGGGCCGGTCATGCCGACGCTGTGGGCCTTCCAGTTCTTCGACGAGACAGCCTCGGCCGGGTGATCGTCGGTGATCGGCCGATGAGCGAAACTGGCCATGGCGTCGGTCGCGAAGACTTCGCTCTCCGGTCGGTAGACACGGACCAGCGCCTTGTCGCGCCAGCCCTGCTTGTTCTCCGGATCGACCTCTTTGCCGGTGTAGAGCTGGATCCCGGTGCGGGCGATCTTGGCGTCAGCCACAAGGTATCCATCCCGCGTGAGCCGAGGCTCGCCGAGGGGGACGGCGTCGAACAGGATCATTGAGACCTCATCTTGACCGCTGGGCTGCGGGTCGCCACACGAAATCTAGCGAGAGGCGCTAGGGGAGGGACCTGTGGTGGCACGACCGGAAGACGTTTTAGAATTTGGGATGCCCGATGGCAGCACATGGCGCCTGACCGGCTGGAAGCGGGTCACGGCTTGGCTGACTGACCTGGCAATGTTTTGGGACTGGGTGGCCAGTTCTACGGAGGCGGACCCCGCTAATGTTCGCGGTCACACGCCCTATCGCTATTACGTTGTAATCAACGAGTCAGAACGGCTCCGCCAAGGCGGGAGGCCACCGAGTGAGTTGTTGCCGGCCATCCAACAGCATTTCAACGACGGTTACGCACCGGTCCATCCCGAAAGCGAACGAGGAAAAACCCTTGCTCGTATCAACGAAGTCGCCGGTAAGGAGGCTTTCCTGTTCGCATTTGGTTTTCTGGCGCGTTTGCTTTCGCTGTCAAATTCCGCCAGCCCCAATCAGCTGCGTGGCGCTACCCTCGCGTCTTCACCGGAGCTTATGTCGATCACATTGAAAGCGGCTGCCCTAGATGGACCCCGCAGGAAGCTGGAGCAGCAGCTAGTCGATCTTAGAGACGCGGAAGATGCGCTTCAGCTCGAACGGCAGAGGGTTTGGGACGAGACGCTCCAAGAGATGTCGCTGAGTGGTCGAACGTGGGCGGAAGACCATGGCCGCAGGTGGGTCCGGTATATGCGTCATTCCAGAAAACGCAGCCACGCTGCGATCTTCAAGATAAACGCCACCCACCAGGCCTACACAGAAAAAATGAAGTTGAAGGGTCCGGTGCAGTATTGGAAAGACAAGGCCAAGGGGCATGTGATCGGGGAAATAGTATTTGGTATCGGCGTGCTAGCATTCTTTCCAATTGCGATCGGTCTGATCGGCAATGCGTTCTGGCGCCTCGGTCAATATTTGTTGACGACACCGACAGAGACGTTGCCTCCTGGCTTATATTTTATTGCATCTGCAGGCTTGGCGACTTTGGCTGGATTGGTTCTCTGGATCGGCCGTCTGATCACAAAGCTTTTTCTTAGCCAACACCACCTGCGACAAGACGCAAATGAACGCGCCACGATGACTACAACCTACCTAGCGCTAATGACGGAGGGCGCGACATTCGAGGCCGACAGATCGATCATCCTCAACGCCCTATTCCGCAACACATCTGACGGAATAGTCAAAGAGGATGGAGGAATCGATCCGGGTCTCTCAGCGGCACTCGCGAGAGTTTTAGCGAAGCCCTAATGCCAGAGCCGCAGCTACATCGGAGCCATCTTCGTCGTCCTGCTCGCTAAGCTTCCCATACTCCTCGATGGCGCCTTCCAGCCCTGCTAACGCGCCGTCCTCGACGAACTCGTTGACTAAGGCGTCGGACAGGGCCTCGAGCGGGATGATTGGCTCCGACGTCCCGCCGGTGCCTGCCAGCGTGCGGGCCGCGTCCGCCTTCGTCTTGAAGATGTCGGCCTTATCTTTCTCGCCGAGCTGCCACAGCGGATTCCACTCGTAGTGGATGGCAGGGTTGCGGGCACCTGTCGCCGAGCGGATCAGAGCCTCGTCCAGACGCATCATGGCCGGGCCCATCTCCAGTGTCTGCCCCGCCGACACGCGGTCGTAGTAGTTGCGGAGGTCGCTCTCGCCCGTGCTGTTCATCCCGCCCGGCGACATGCCCATGAAGCGCGTCATCGGGATATCAGCCGCGCCGGCGGCGTGTTGGTCGAACCGGTCCATCAGATCGGGCAGGGAGCCGAAGCTGACGGCCTTGCGGTCGTATTTGTTCTTGGCGTCGAGGACGAGGGCGCGAAGGTTGGACTTCGCGTCCAGGTTCATCTGAAGCAGGCCACGCACCTTGTCCTCGCCACCTGGCAGCTTCAGGATTTCGCTTAGGCCTTCAATCGACACTACGTCGACGTTGGCCTCGTAGATCAGGCTGTTGATGTTCGCCGATGCGCTTTCGGCCTGCTTCACCGCCTGCATGACGGAAACGAGCACGCTGTCACCCCAGCCGAACGCCGAGGCGGTGACGTCGCGATCGGGGAGTTCGTTGCCGACGAAGATGGTCAAGCGGGAAGGGTGGATGCGCGCCTGGCCTGTGGCGCCGCCCGCGATGGTGAACTCCTTCGGCATTCCGAAGAACTCGGACATTGGATCGTTGTCGATCTCACCGGAGACCAGCTGCCGAGGCGTGAACACGGTCAGGAAGCGGATGCCGCCCTTTTGAACCTGCTCCAGATCCAGCGGCCGGGACGCGTCATCTCCGAAGTCGGCATAGACGGCCGCGCCGCCGAACAGTCGGGCCTTCTTGCGGGCCTCCAACACCTTGCCGCGAACGTTGAGCCGCTTCTCCTCGGCCTCGATCAGTTCGATGTCGGCTTGGTCCGCTTGCCAGCCGCGCCAGTTGCGGCAGCTGTCCATCGCTGGGATGTCCACGATCTTCCGGGCCATCCAGGACCCGCGATAGGCGTTGACCAGTTCCAGGGCATCGACCGTCGGCTCGGCGTAGTAGCTGTGCGCCGCCTTGTCCCGCTCGGTGTTGAGACCTGACAGCGCATTGGCCAGCCCGTCGCCGATCATCACGACTTCACCCATGGGTCAGTCCTCAGAGCAGGGCGTCGATGTCGAGGCCAGTGGCGCCGAGAGCGAGCTCGTTGATGGCGTCCGCGAAGGCATCGACCTGGTCGTCATGGGCGCCGGCGGTGAAGGTGCACAGTTCATCGATGAATTGGTCATTCCAGGAGCCGCGCAGCAGGCGAACATTGCCGGCTTCGGCCTGTGCCGCGGCAGGGGTAGCGCGGGTGGTCTTGTCACCAGTCGGGGCGACGGCCTTCACAGGATAGCCAGCCAGCAGCTTGATCAGCGTCTGGGCGTAGGCCTTACCGGCAGCGCCGGGGTCTTGCGGAAG